GTCTTTTGCTGCGCCGAGTGCAGACCGCGTTGGTGGTGTTGCTTTTTCTGATAATCAAATTATTGGTACATTAACTTGTTCAGGATCATCTTCGAGAAGGCGTGTCTTTTTGAGCTCTAACACAATGAGCACACAACGCACATTAACAGTTAACAGCATATCCTCTACTGATTGTGATTTTCGCGATATAAACCTAGCCGGAGCAGCGATAGGCGCGTCACTCACACGAGCGGGAGATTGTGGCAATAATGCTGGAATTACGTTTCCTGCTGCCAAGACAGTTTATTGGAATCTTGCTGGTGCTCAAAGCTTGAGCTCAACGGGTTGGGCACCAACATCTGGTGGTACGCCTGACATCAATAACTTTCCACTAGCACAAGACACTGCAGTGTTTAACAACGCTGGAGCAGCTGGCACAGTCTCGATCGATGCCAGTTTTAATATTGGCACTTTAGATATGTCAGCGCGAACAACTGCAATGACAATTGCAACTACAAATACTACGCTTAATATTTACGGTGACATGAAAAATGGAACTGGTGTTACTTGGACAGGTAGCTTAGGGGCTTTTGCATTTTCAAAAGTTGGAACACAAACTATTACTAGTAATGGAACCGCTTTTTCTGGTGGGACTTTTTTAATGTTCAGACCAGGATCGTATGTGCAATTAGCAGATGCGTTTACTTTTAACGGTAATATATCATTTGGTTCAGGTACGTTTGATGCTGTTACATACAACGTAACAGTATCCGGGGTGTCTGCAAGTACAACTCCACTAGCGTTAAAATTAAAACTCGGCACTGGAACATGGACGTTAACTGGAACTACTGATACATTTTTTATTCAAGGAACCGTAGTTGTAGAAGGTTCTGCAACACTTGTGTTGTCAAATAATACAACTACATCGCGAAATTTTGGTGGAAACGTTGGTGTATATATTCAAAAACTGATTATTGGAGGAACGACTTCAACGTCAACCACTACAATTAATGGAAGTAATACATTTGGTGAATTGGCTTCTACAAAAACAGTGGCTCATACAATTGCTTTTGGTACCAATATTAACACGATTGGAAAATGGTCTGTTACTGGTACTGCGGGTAATGTAGTAACTATTACAGGTACAAGCACTACAAACGTAATTGCCGGTCCTGCTGTCACTGGCGTCGATTATCTTGCAATGGGTTCGTGGGGCGTTTCTACTACTAGTCCTGGGGAGTTTTACGCTGGTGCTAATAGTACAGGAACTGCAACAGCACCAGTCTTTAGAACTGCTGCTCCTGCACCTCGCACACTATATTGGGTAGGCGGCACGGGCAACTGGTCATCCACCACCAAGTGGGACACTACATCTGGTGGTGGCGGTGGTGTTGCTATTCCAACTTCTTTAGATAATGTTGTATTCAATTCCGCATCTAACGCTACAGCTTATACCGCAACAATTGATGCTGGTGTTGGGGCTATGGCTCGTTGTGCTGCATTCACAATGGATGGTCCTGCATCCGGTAACATAACATTTGCTGGTGCTACATCTGCACCTATTGCTATCCATGGTAGCACAACTTTTGCTGCAACAGGTATAACACATTCATATCTTGGGAGACTGAATTTAACTGGCGCAGAAGGTGGAAGCTATACGTTAAATTGTAATGGTGCTTCTTTAAGTGTTGATGATATTAACTTTATTGGATTTGGCTCGTGGACATTAGGTGGCGCCGTAACAATTGGCGCAGGAAAGAATTTTCTATTAGAACGTGGTTCACTTAATACAGCTGGATATACAGTCACTGCTGCGCGAATGAACATTAATGGAACAGCAAGAAGAAGTTTAACTCTTGGTGCATCGAATATAATTAACTCTACAATTGGATTTACGGTATCTTCAGGTGCCAATTTTACATTTGACGCAGGAACATCAACTATAACTGGAGCAAGCGCGAGTAGTGGTATAACAAGTCCTGGGCTAACATTCTGGAATGCTAGCTTCACTAACACGAGTTCTACTTCAACCATAATCACTGGCGCAAACACATTTAATACACTATCTATTGTTGGACAAACATCACCAGGAATTGGTATTAATCAAGTGACATTTAATGCTAACCAAACGATAAGCACTTTGTCAATAACCTCTGGTACTAATTCGGCATACCGCACCTTTCTTTCCTCTGACATCATTGGCACTCAGCGCACTTTAACAGTTAACTCGGCGTCTATTACTGATTGCGACTTCAGAGATATTGCAATTACTGGAAGTGCTGCGCCTTTGACTGGGACTAGGTTTGGAGACTGTAGGGGTAACAGTGGGATCACGTTTCCTGCAGCAAAGACGGTCTATTATACGGGTAGTGCTGGCGGTAGTTGGCTGTCTTCTGGAAATGGATCATGGGCATTAACTAGTGGTGGATCGGCAGATGCGACGGCATATCCATTGCCTCAAGACACAGCAGCTTTCACCACCAATCCACCAAATGGCTCAACTGCCAACATTGGTGGGCCTTTCAATATCGGCACTATTGATATGAGTGCGCGTACCAGCAACACGATGACGTTATCATCGGGAAACAATTCATTTACAGTTTATGGAAACTGGATTAATGGCACTGGTACAACTCTGATAGGTACGGCAAGTATAACGTTTGCTGGTCGTGGTAGTCAGACGATTACAAGTGCGGGTAAGACTTTTCCACACGCAACTATAATCAATACACCAGGCGGATCAGTTACTCTACAAGATGCTTTTACAGCTTCTCAAGGCGCGGGATATGCATTTACTGCGGGAACTTTTGATGCTGCATCATATAACGTTACTTTTAGTGCGGGACAAGTAAATGCGTCTGGAACAGGAGTAAGAACCATAGCTTTTGGTTCAGGCACATGGACAATAGGTGCAGGCGGTAACGCGTTTAATGCAGCAACATCTACTAATCTTACAGTCACTGGCACAGGTACCATCAACTTACAGTTAAGTTCCGGTAATCAAACTTTTGCTGGTGGCAATAAATCCTACTCCGGCATTACGCTTAATCTTGGTGGTCCTTTTCAGTTGAGTATTAGCGACAACAACACTTTCAAGAATATTACCAACACATATGCTTCAACTGGTGCTACAAGTATATCACTGGGAACTACTACACAAACTCTTGCAAATGCGTTTACAGCTTCTGGTCAAGTAGGACGTATTTTAACAATAAGTGGAACTGCTGCTAATTTGATTTACACCGGCGCAGGCACAATTTCTAATATTAATTATGTTACTCTTAGCTCTGTTAGAGCATATCCGTTAACAAATACTTGGAATGTTGGAGCAAATTCTACTAACGGCGGTACGCTGGGATTTATATTTCCAACGACAGTCAGACAGAAGCCGCTAGGTAATTTTCTAGCATTCTTCTAAAATACATATAAATAATTATAGACCCATACTAATGGGTAGAATCAAATAATGCCGAGTTCAAAGGAGCGAAGATGGCAATCAAAGTAGCAGGTACTACGGTTATAGATGACAGCCGTATCTTACAAAACATTTCATCGTTAAAAGAGAAGTTCAGCATTTCTAATGCTGCTATAAGTGGAACTATTCAGTTTGATATTAAGAGTGGTAACGTTCAGCACTACGCAAGAGATCCAGGTGCAAACTGGGTGCTAAACGTCAGAGGTGATAGTTCTACTAGTTTAGCAAGTTTAGTCAACGTGGGCGAAAGTACGACTATAGTAAATAGCGTAACTATAGGATCTGTAGGTTATTATAATACCAGTGTTACTATAGACGGTACGAGTAACGGTGTGTTTCTAAAATGGCTTGGTGGAACCGCTGCGTACTATACTATTAACTCAAGTGACATATATTCATACACCATTTTAAGAACTGGACCTACACTATCCGGCGTATCTATAACCGGTACTTCAGGACAAATTTCTTTTACGACTACGTCTGGCACCGTTGCAGTAGGTCAAAGTGTCTATATAACTGGCACACTCGGTGGAACTGGTTCTATTAGTGGTTATTCTTCTAGCGGAACTCTATACTATATTATAGCAACTAATGGTAGCACTACAGCGACTATCGCTACTACGATTGGAGCAGTTACAGGTGTTACAACGACTGCAGGAACTCCTACTGGATTGACCTATAATCCAACGTATACAGTTTTAGCCGCACGCTCTTCATACAGTTGATATCATGCCAGTAACATCATCTTTGGGATTATCAGCTTTCAGTGAAAGCAAAAAAGATGCCACTGAATCAGCAATTTCTGATTCATGGTTTAAGATGTATGGTCCTGTAAAATATCCAGACGATTCTACTATTCCTGTCATACTACCATTTCCGCACTTTAATTCCACTAATGCATACCTCCCCAACCTCATAAATGTAGGACATACGTATAGAGGTATGTTAATATCAACCACGTTAAATGGACGTATTAAGTATATAAACAAACCGGTATCGACATCATATACGGCATCAGTAACTACTCAGTATCGCACAATAGCAGTAGGTGCCGGCAGTGCGTTAGGATCCGGTACTGCTAAACTTGATATGTTTGATGCTAGCGGAAACGGAAACGTTTTAAGTAGTACTATATTTTATCACAGTACTGGTTCCACATTTCTTTCTGGTATAGCAATTCCGGAAAGAAATGGTGCATGGAATACTGTAACCAGTCAGACTACATATGAAAACGCAACTGATAAAGTAGGTGTATTTGGAAAAGTTAATAACGTACCAGTATTCTTTGATTTTCTTCCGGGTGCTGGGACACCAAATTTTGGTAATGTAACGCTGACTTTTTCTAGCTTAAGTGAAATTACTTGTGCGTGTGAAGTTATAGAATCTGGTATTAAGTATTATTATATTGCTGGACGTGATTCTGATTCTTTAAAGAATCTTGTAGTTTATAAAATAGATTCTTCGACCATTACTCCAACGGTAGTGTGGAAAAAGAAATATGCCGCATATAGTGCTGAAACTGGTGGAACTGGAAATAGATGGACGTATGCTCCGGTTGCTATACGATACGATAAACACGTTGGGAAGATATTAGTTTTAGCCAATTACGTTGATACTAGTCTTTTTAGTTTTAACGATACCACAATACCAAACGGTAATAACACTAATCTTAATTCAGGCGCAGTATTATTCGCGTTAGATCCTTCTACTGGAAATAACATTAGTTCGGTTCCATCATTCTTTCATCCATATCAAAAAGCAGCGTGGGCTACTGGCATTTCAATAGGAGATCCACACCCTAGCGCTACTAATTCTACTAGTTATCTATATGATGCTCCATATTTCATTAGCATGGTAACAAGTGTATCTGACGTTAATCAGACTGAATATCCAGGATCGCAAACTCCATCTTATATATGTTCTCTCAGTAAAGGCTATTTACTAGATGGTATTTCAGCTGGCGGTCCAGCCTACGGAATCAAGCTTGTTTCTAGCAAAAATCCTGGAGGAGGCGCACCAACTCGAGGTATTTTTGCAAGGCTGGATGGATATACTTCAGCAAGTACTGTATCTATGAAAGAGCCTGACGTAAGTGCAACATATACTGCGTATAATGTAAGAGGACAAGCTATAATTAATTCGGGAGCAGACGATAATAGTCTTTCTATTACACCTGCATATTTTTCACTTCAACTAGAAGCAGGACTCAGTAGTAATAATACGAAATATACATATGGTTCTTCATTTACGTATACCAGTAAAGATGAAAAATCCACAGAATTGACATTATTTACACAAGAATTAACTGCCGTTACATACGATACAGTTCATCCGTATTGTCAAACTACAACTTATGCTACAGCTCCTTCTACTAGTATTTCTAACCTAACACAAACCTCGGCCACTTATACACAAGATTCAAATATTTCAAATTACATCGGCACTATCAGTAGACACACTATAGATTTAGGCGATGCTACATATAGTTCTTCGCTGAAAGCTCTTCCTACATATCTTGAAAGATTGATATATTCTGTTTGGAATCCTATAACCGATGAAATTAATTATGTTGTTACGGATCCACAAACTGGAAAAGTGCAGACTATTCCAAATGTTGGTCTTATAACACTTACTGACTCGACATTTAGAACAATAAAAATTAGACCTATTGGGAAAAAAGCAGCGTTCTCTACAATAGATAATGCTTTCTATTCTAATACAGCTGGTTGGACTGGTCAATATACTTGGAGTAATACGAGTGGACTTCAAACTATTACTACATTTCCAACGTATACAGATTCAGATATATTGTTTGTAACTAAGTATTATGAAATTGATCCTACATATGGAGACATAGCACAGGGAAATTATAATACTGCTGATTTTGCTGCGCCATATTCTCCACCATCATCTTTTTCGTGGAATGTATTTGTAGAAAAAGGATTAAGCTCATCTATTTTATCTGGAGTCAGCGTTGTAAGAAATCATGCCAATTATATTCCAGGAGATCCGGATTTTGGAGGAAGTCAAAATATACCACAGATCGCTACGGTGTATGGAAATAATCAAGTAAGCATATATACTCCAGGTGATATGAATGATATAATTATCATATCGCGTGATAGTTCTACATATCCAGTTAGTGGAACTGGAATCAACGCAGGTAAAGCATATCCAGGTATTGGCGCTGATACTGCGATAGTAATTGGAAGAAATGAAGACATCGATTCGCAAGTGTTATTATCCACAAGCACAGGAAATGACACGCTAATTAACGCGTCAATAGGAAGAGGTAAAGTTTCCTTTACTGGAAGCGGTGGCTCAGATAAATTCGTCGTTGCTGGAGCTATAGGGTACAAATATGGCTATCAGTTTACTACAATTAATGATTTAAGTTCTGGTGCAGGTGATAGAATTGATCTAAGTCTAGTATTTAATTCAGATGGAACACGAGTATCATCTATTTCAAACTTTAGTACTAGTTATCAATCTGGTAATTATACAATAATCTTAACTGGAAAGTATTTAAGTATAGATGGTACATTTGCAAACTCTACGCGCATTTGGGGAGGTAGCATACTTATAGCTTCGGTTACACAATCGAACGCATTAGCTTCCCTGCAATTCAATCAAGGTACTACATTAAGTAGTCTTCTTGGTTCTACAGTTTACAATAGATTAGTTTCTGAATCAGCATAAATATAATAATTAGGAAATAACATGGCCGTAACGACAAGACAAGGATTAATCGACTGGTGTCTAAGAGAACTTGGAGAACCAGTTGTCGAGATAAACATCGATGATGCTCAGATCGAAGATCGAGTAGACGAGGCTATTGAGTATTTTCGTCAATATCACTTTGATGGTATTGAGAAGGTTTACTTAAAACACCAGGTTACTCCAACGGATGTAACTAATCGTTGGATTCCTATTCCGGATTTAGTATATGGTGTCACTCGAGTATTTCCCATTGCAGCAGGAACGTCTACATCTAAATCTATCTTTGACCTACAATATCAATTGAGATTAAACGATCTATATGACCTCACTGCAACATCGGTGATTTACTACACTCAAGTGATGGCACATCTTTCATTGCTTGATATGACACTAAATGGTCATCCACTTTATCGCTTTAATAGATTAACTAATAAGCTCTATATAGAAGAGCAATGGCAGGAAAACATTGCGCCTGGAACATATCTTTTAGTTGAGTGCTATAGAGTTTTAGATCCCGCTGATGCTCCAAGAATGTATGGAGATTCATGGCTTAAGCATTATACTACCGCATTACTTAAAAAACAATGGGCAACTAATATCAAGAAATTCCAAGGGATGCAACTTCCAGGGGGTGTGACTATCGATGGAGATAGGTTATATCAGGAAGCCATAAGTGAAATAGAAAAATTAGAAGATGATATGTTAAGAAAATCGGCGCCTCTAGAATTCTTCATGGGATAATATGGCACGCAACGTTTACTTTTCTCACGGTACTAAGAATGAACAGTACCTACTAGAAGACCTTACAATAGAGTCAATCTCTATCTATGGTCAGGAAATGTTTTATATTCCTAGAACTCTAGTAGCTAAAGACGATATTCTTGGCGAAGATCGCATGTCAAAGTTTCAGAATGCGTATCCAATTGATATGTATCTCGAGACAGTAGATGGATTCGCCGGGCAGGGAGCTTTTGTTCAGAAATTTGGTCTAATGATGGAACAATCTGCGACACTTACAGTAGCTCGTAGAACATGGGAAAAGTTTGTAGGAAAACACACTGACATCATCCTACCCAATCGTCCGGCCGAAGGCGATCTATTATACTTCCCATTAACAAAAGGTTTATTTGAGATTAAGTTTGTTGATCATCAAGATCCATTCTATCAACTCAAGAAACTATACGTATATCGTCTGCAAGTAGAACTATTCCAGTATGGTTCTGAAAAGATTGAAACCGGATATAAAGAGATTGATACGTTTGAAAGTCTTAAGACTTTCTCAACTGATGTTACAAGATCTGTGTATGGTGAAGTATTAAATATAAATGTAACTAATAGTGGTTCTGGTTATACTTCTATTCCAGCTGTAACGATAAGTGGTGGAGGAGGTTTAGGTGCTACAGCTGTAGCAATTTTAGGAACTGCATCTAATGCTGGAAAAGTAATTCAGGTTACAATTACTAATCCAGGATCTCAATATACTTCTATTCCAACTGTAACAATATCAGCTCCAACATCGGGAGTTACTGCTACAGCCATAGCAACAATACATAGTAATATAGATAATGTCAATTCATTTGGCAATAACAACAAGTTTAAAGAAGAAGCTTTGGCCCACGTGTTTGATACTTCTAATCCGTTTGGAGATTAAGCATGTTAAACAATGACATCTTCTATCACGGAATTACAAGAAAAACTATCGTAGCATTTGGTAGTTTATTTAGTGACATCAAAATTAAACGTGAGAATGCTGATAAGAGTCAACAACAGACTATAGCAGTACCTATTGCATATGCACCAAAGGAAAAATGGTTAGTAAGAATAGAACAAGATTCTTCTCTTGAAAATCACGTCTATACAGTATTGCCAAGAATGGCATTTGAAATTACTGGATTCAGCTATGATGCGCAGCGTAAGTTTAATAGAACGTCCTTCATAACATGTTCTACTCCTAATCTTATTAAGAAGACTTACGCCCCAGTACCATATAATATTGAAATAAGTTTATACGCACTTACTAAGACATCAGAAGATGGTCTTCAGATTATGGAGCAAATAGTTCCTTACTTCTCTCCAGAATTAACGATGACTATTAACACCATTCCAGATTCAAATATTAAAAGCGATATTCCTGTCATATTAAACTCAGTAAGTATGAGTGATGAATATGATGGTGACTTTCAGACTAGAAGATTCGTAACATACACATTCAACTTTACAATTAAAGCATGGATGTATGGTCCAGTCCAGAATGGCGATATAATTAAAACCGTATTCGTTAATACTGATAATATTGATCTAACATCTCTTGCAGATTTAGAACAACAAGGCAACACTACTACAGGAAATATAACAAATTCTTGGGATGAATATTAATATAGCATGGCAACTAATGATGTAAAGTTTTATAATTCTAACTCTAATCTAAAGAGTGCTGGTCAAGTTATATCCTTTGATAAGGATCAGCTTGAAGAGTATATGAAGTGTGCTGAAGATCACATATACTTTATTAGCAATTACTGCTATATTGTTACTCTAGATGATGGTCTTCAGAAGTTTAATCTCTATCCTTGTCAGGTTAATAAGCTGAATGTTATTCATAATAACCGCATGGTTATTCTTATGGAAGGACGTCAGCAAGGTAAGACTACTACGTCTGCCGCATACATTCTCTGGTATACATTATTTCAAGCAAATAAGTCAGTTGCTATTCTTGCTAACAAAGCCAGTGCAGCTCGAGAAGTTTTAGATCGCTATCAGGTTATGTATGAAATGCTTCCAAAGTGGATGCAGCAAGGTGTCGTAACCTGGAACAAAGGTGACATCGAGCTTGAGAATGGATCTAAAGTATTCACCTCAGCAACTACAACGTCGGGTATTCGTGGTAAGTCTGTTAACATGTTGTATGTCGATGAGGCTGCGATTATTCCAAATACAGTTGCAGAACAGTTCTTTACATCGGTGTATCCTACAATCTCTGCGGGTCAAACCACAAAGATTCTTTTAAGTTCTACTCCATTGGGATATAACCACTTCTGGAAATTCTGGAATGATGCTGAAAAAGGACGTAACGGATTTGTTCCGCTATTTATTCCATATACCGAGATTCCAGGTCGAGATGAAAAGTGGGCAGCTGAACAGCATAAATTGCTTGGCGATCTTAAGTTTAATCAGGAAGTATTGTGTAAGTTTCTTGGATCAAGTCTTACGCTTGTATCGGCTAATGCTATCTCTCAGATGTCACCTGGAGATATCATATATAGTAAGGATGGCTTAGATATATACGAAAAGCCAGTAAAAGCTTCTAATGGTGATGCTGAAGAAGACAAAACATATTGTATAGTAGCAGATACCGCTAAGGGAGTTAATGGAGACTACTCTGCGTTCGTAATAGTAGATATGTCTACTATGCCCTATAAAGTAGTTGGTAAATATCGTGATAATAAGATTAGCCCTTTGTTATACCCTACCGTAATATACACGGTGGCCAAAGAATATAATAACGCGTATGTTCTGGTTGAAATTAATAGTTCAGAACAAGTCGCAGATATTCTTTATAATGAATATGAATATGATAATCTTATAATGGTGAACAGGAACACAGACGGACAGGTAATATCGGGAGGATTTGGAGGCGGTAAGACTCAGTTTGGAGTTACTACCGACAAGAAGGTTAAAAGAATTGGATGTGCTAACTTTAAGACACTAGTCGAAGAGAAGAAACTTCTAATTCCTGATGCCGACATCATATCCGAAATATCAACTTTCATACAAAAGAAGAATTCGTTTGAAGCCGATGATGGTTATCATGATGATCTAGTAATGCCTCTTGTTTTATTTTCGTGGGCGACTACCAATTCATACTTTAAAGAATTGAGTAATATAAATATTAGACAGGTGATATACGAAAATAAAATTAAGATGATCGAAGATCAGCTGACACCATTCGGATTTTATGATGATGGAAATAAAGACAGTGAGCAAGTACTTGCTAACTTCTAAAAACTGATTATAGATAAATAATATAGACATCATAAGATGTTTATTGTATAATAACAGGAGTTTTAACATGCCTTTTCAACTAAGCCCAGGA